AACAAACTCTGCGATATTCTCAGCCTCTGTGCCAAATCCTCCGATCTGGTCTACTAGGTCAAGATCACCCCGTCTATCAAGTGCAGTTAGTACGCTAGCTAGGTTTTGCAGCTTCTCAACAAAGTTGCCACCAACAAGCTCAGTTTCCTCGGCAAAGTCTCCCAGCTCTTGAGCAACAGCTCTGTTGACATCCGAAAATGTCTCAGTGACTGCCATCAGCTCATCTGCGTATCTATCTGACTCTGGATCGAGCTGATCAATCGCTGCGCTTACTGCACCCGGAATAAACTCATTAAGCGGGCGGAATAGGCGAGCCAGCAGCGCGTTAATAGCGCCAGCATAGTCAGTGTCTTCCTCGTCAAAGAAAGCCTCAATGAATGGCTCTTGTATATCGCCTGAAACGATGCCTGTTGACAAGCGTTCTGCCATACTCATGCCAACAGTGTTCATCACTGCTTTTTGCAATGAGCGAGCTTGGCCGCTGATGTCCTTGTCGATCTTTTGCTCTAGCTCATCAGCCTCTTTTTGTGAAATAATATCACCGGGGTCTATGCTAGGAACAAAATCAAGGAATCCTTCGCTGCCAGTAGCAAAGACTCGTGCAGCGCTAGGCTCTGGTTCATCTCCAAACAGCCCACCAAGAAGAGCGAGAGCAAGTAAAGGTAAAGCAATACCAGCGGCGCCAGCTAAGGCGGAGCCTGCACCTGTTAATGCTTGGCCACCCATGGCGCCTGCGCCACCCTGAATAAGTCCGCCACCAGCAGCAGAAAGAGAGCCAGACAGCCCAAGTGACTGGCCGATACCGGACATAGCAAAAGACTGGCCAAGGCTAGCTCCGGGCGACAGAATGCTTCGACCAACGCTGCTAGCGATGCTGCCTAAACCTCCTCCGCCACCACCAGAGCTTAGTGCGAAGTTGCCAACAGAACTAAGCATACTGCCAGCCGATCCGCCTAGACCTAGCGCACTGCTTGCGCCACCAACTATCTGCTGTGTGATCGGGATAACGATCTGCTCACGGATAGCAGCCGCAGCCATGTCAGCTAGTGTGCGACGGAAGATATCAAGAATGTCGCCTGCTAAGTCTTGGAAAGCACCTAGCCCATCTTCAAAGATATTGTAGAAAGCATCTGAGAATGCGCCCTCTACTTGATCTGCTACTTCTTCAAAGTTCTGGCCTAAGCCGCCTGCGTCATCTGTGGCTTTCTTAGTAGCAACAGAGATATCATCTATTGGGCCCGGAATCTTAACGCTCGTTCCAAGAATATCTGACATCGCTTCGCTGTATTCTGTAATAGAATCGGAAGCTCTTACAGTTACAGTCTCAAGACGAGTGTCTGCTTCAGTAGTTTGTAGCTCAGTTAATCTGTCATTGAGAACCTCAATTTCATTTGAGATATCTCGTATTCTGTTTACATTTTCAGGATCAGCGCTTGCAAAAGGATTGGTCTGATCGTAATCGGCCACAAGAGCATTGCGCTCACGTCGCAGATTTTCTAGCTCACTTTCAATTTGTGAAACTGTAAAGCCTTGTATGCTTTCAGTTAATTTATCAAGTTCTTCTCTAGTATTTAAGAAATCCAGCCTAAGAGCCGCAAGAATGCCACCAAGAAGTACAAAAGGAGCTGCTGGCCCTGTCAGCAATGCCGCAGCAGTTGCTAGAGATCGTATTCCTGTAGCCGCACCAAATGCCCACTTAGCTAAACGCAAAGAAACTAGAATGCTTACAACTTCACCGAATGTTCGAAACTCGTTCGAGTTGTCGATAACAAACCCGCGAAGGTCGTTCATTGCGTCAACTGTTGCTAAAAGAGCATCTGTGTTCTCTAAGATAACTCTCTGGAAGTCTGTCCTAAGCTGTTGGGTCAGCTCAGCAAAAGCATCTTGTACTTCAGTTGCACCATCTAGAAGCTCTCCACCAAGAACAAGACCAAGCTGCCTAGCTAAGTCTGCCTGCTCTTCGAGTGCTGCGTTTCCATCTTTTAATCCAGCAGCAAGACGTGGGCCTGCGTCCTCACCGAACGCTTGTGAAGCTAGCGCTGCTCTGCGTGAGTCGTTCTCTACGGAACCTAGAGCTTTTAGCAGATCATTAAGTACAAGCTCAGACGATCTAGCTTGTCCGCCTGAATCTTTAAGTGCTATGTTTAGCTGCTCAAAAGTCTTTACAGCAGCACCTCCGCCATCTGCCGCGAGACCCAACCTGCGGTTGAATCGCCGCAAAGATTGATCGACTTCTAGGTCTGTTGTCCCTGCTAGCTGTCCAAAGGCAAAGCGAAGCTCTTGCAGCCTCTCTGCGCCTACGCCTGCTGTCTGAGCCATCTTGTTGATGTTATCAGCAGCGGCTATGGTTGATTGTGTAAAGTTTTTAAGTGCATTTAACGAAAGCGCACCTGCGAAAGCACCCAAGGCCCTAGTGACCATCTGGGTGCTGCTTCGCATTGCCTTCATTTGTTTTTGAGATTGGTCTACTTGACGACCAAACTGATTAACAGAGTTGCCCGATGCTTTGGTCTGACGACCTAGACCCTCGAAGTCACTTTTCGCTTGCTTGACTTCCCTAGAGTCCGCCTTAAAGGCAATACTGTATACATCAACCATTCGTGGTACCCCGGTATTTACTGTGCGATCTAAAGGCCGTTAAGATTTGATCTGCAACCTTACGTCGGTCATATTCTTCGTTGCTGTAAGGGGGTGGTGCATCGCGGTCTGAAGATGCCGCGTACTGCGAACAATACTCATTGGAGAGCATCTTTATAAATCGAGACTCTTCCCATGTTGGGATCACGCCAGTCATTGTTGCCCAAGCGTGAATCTCTTGATAAGTAAGTGGTGTCGGCCCGCTGAAGCCTTGCTCACAGAATCCTAGTTCGTTTGCCCATTCTAGGATGTGCTTATCTGTTTCAACCTCTGGCATCTTTAGAAGCTCGCTTTCGCGCTCTTCAAGAATCTTCCACCGAGGCTTTTTAGTCTCTGTCTTTGATTTAGTCTCTGGCGCAGCGTGCAGCCACGCCAGATGACGAACATAGAGCCTCAGCGTTTCTATGCTTTTGGGGCGTAGTTCTCCAAGTTATTCACAAATGTGATAACCTGCTGCCCGATCCAGTCTTGATCCATGTATAGATCGACTGCTTTCTCTGTGGTGAACTTAATAGGTTCGCCGTTTGACTCTAGGTTCTTGCTCCAACCTTTAGTCAATGCAGCCAAGAACTCAGCGCCTAAGCGCCGACTCTCTTCGTTGTTGAGCTTTTTCTTGTTGCTGCGACGCTCACGGTCAGCTAACGCATTTCGAGCTGCCGTGCTTTGAATACCGTAAAGGTAAAAGTCGAGGGTGTTGCCCTCTTCATCAAACAAAGTCTCGCCAGTGAAAGGATCGGTAAGGTGCATCGTTTGCGCCTTATCACTTGCCACCGTAGTGTTAAACTTTGAAATATCCATGTCTTGCTCCTAGTCTCAGTCCCAATAAAAAAGGTCAGCGGGGCAAGTTAATTCCTACCCCGCTTGTCAAGGCTTTTTAGGCTGGTGCCTCTTCCAGAATGTCCTCGGTAATTCCGAGAGTAACGGTTGCCGTTGTGATCTGATCGACGCTGCCGACGTTGGTTGTGTAAGACATAACCTGTGCCGTGAAGTACAGCTTAGTCCCGTCCTGCAAAGTAACAAGGATTGACTGACTTGCGTCGCTGTCAACTGCTGTTTGCAAAATGGTCTGACCACCATCACCCGGTACGCGAGCAACAGTCATTGACACGTTGCCATCGTTGTAACTGCCCTTGCGCTTAACAGTCCGACGATCACCGAGTGGATTGAAGGTAACTTCTGCGTATTCGCGGCCAAACTCACCAAGATCAGATACTTCACCGATAGCGGTGTAGCTTAGTCCTCCGAAACCAGAAACGTCATACGTCGCTGGCAGGGAGTCACTGATCTCAATGGTCGTGCCTGCGCTTGTGAATGCGCCACTTGCTGCCATTGTTTTATACCTCGAAGATGTCGTTGGTGATGCCGAGGGTTACGCTTGCAGTCGTGATCTGGTCTACTGACCCGACGTTAGTCGTGTAGCTCATAACCTGAGCGGCAAAGTAAAGGTGTGTGCCGTCTTGAAGTTCAACGTCGAAGTAATAACTTGCATCGTCATCAAGTGCGGTCTGTAGGATTGACTGCCCTGCATCTGAAGTAACACGAGCAACAGTCATGCTTACGTTACCGTCGTTGTAAGAGCCTTTACGCTTTACAGTGCGGCGGTCGCCTAGCGGGTTGAACGTGACTTCTGCATACTCACGACCGAACTCTCCTAGATCGGAAACCTCACCAATCTCTGTGTAAGCGAGACTTGGAAGGCCGTCTGTTGAGTTGTCATCGTAAGTAGTTGGGGCAGTGGAGGTGAGACTAATCTTAGTCCCTGCTGATGTGAAAGCTCCGCTTGCCATATTTTTTCCTCTATCTAATATCTGGGTTTTGCTTTGCAGCGCGTTTTATTTCTTGCTGGGCTTCTCTCAGAGTTACCCGCACCATCCCTCTGGGTGCTTGTGTAGACCATCCGTCATACTCAAGTCGCCGGATATATGGCAGATTGTTCGTAAGAAAGAACACACTACCCGGCACTCGATCTAAGATGGACAACACTCGACTTAGCGATTCGTTTGCAGTGCTTTCGGTAGATTCGTTGCTAGGATCACCGAAAGAGGGGAACCAGTTGTTTCTAGCCCTGCCGCCTGCATAGCCCGATGGAGCGCTTGACTCCCAAAGGCCGGGGTTGCCGACAGGCGTTCTAGTTACAATCTTTTCTGATAGCTTGAGGACTGTTTTTTTAACTACGTCATCAATGCCATCGTTGTACTTAGGGATGTTCTTGATGAAGTCGTCAAGGTCTGCCATCAGGCGATCACTCTCCAGTTAATAGAGACTGGTATTTCGTAAGTATCTTCTGTAACTACAGCAGGTGCTACGTTAATAGCTTCTATAAAGACATCTGAGAGCTTTTGAACCCTGAAGTGGGTAGCTACTGCATCTGCTAGGTTTTCTGCCTCTCCTGCGCCTTGTTGTAGGTCAGAGACAACAGTTACCTGATAAACACCCGGCGTATCTTGTGCGTAAGCAAAAGTGTAAAGCTCGCCGTTAGCTGGCAGGTTGTTCACTCGCAGATAAGTCTCTGCTGGCGCTGTAAAAGCGAAGTTAGGCCAAGCGATGTCTGGAGCATTGGGAAGCTGCGCTAGATGCGTGTCTAGTGTCGCGCTTACGTCTCTGATGCTGTACATCCTCTACTCCCTTACTTGCGCTTCTGTATAAACTAGCGTCTCTGCTGGATATAGCGGGTTAGTAGACACAACGCGCCAAGTAGTGCCGTCTCGATCAACCTCATCGCCTACTTTTAGCTCGCCACTGACTAGCAGTCGTGCGTCGCTTTCTTTAATCAATGAGCCGTCGATCTCGTTTTTGTTAAATGCAAGCCAAACAACTGATGCGCTGAATGTCTCTGTCTGGTTTGTTACGTTGCCAGTAGAAGGATCGAATACTGATCCGACCTCACGCGTAAAAGTCCGGGTAGCACCGAACTGATCTAGCAACCTATCTGCTAGTGCTTTACTTGCCCTGTAATCAAACTTTGCCATCTTATGCGCGGCTCACGTTCAGCACATTGGTGCTCGCTGCTGATGCGCGGATGTACTTACGCAGCTTTAAGCGAACCATCGGATCGAAGCTACGGTTGCCTGCGCCGTCCTGATATTCAACTGCTAGTACGTCAACGCGCTCTGATTTGATTCCGGGCGTTACAGTGGCAAAAGGG